ATGTGCCCAGTTTCGGTCTGAAAGCTTTCGAACATCGGATGGAGACAAAGCCTGGTTACTGTGGGCTTCCTTATTTGGATGATGTGGGTCACGTTGTTGGCATGCATTTCCTTGGGGAGGATTACAGGAACAAGGGTTTGATCTTTGATGATGGGATCGAGAGCTGGTTGGCCGAGATAGGGCACGCAAAGAAAGGTGAGCAAATCGCCCAGTTTTTTCGGGCCCCTGGAGTATCCCAGGCGGTTGGGGGGAGAACCGCTTAGAGAATTCCATGGGTTAATGCAAGCGTTTGACGTCGTGGGTGAATGTCCACGGCGGAGGCTTGCGACCAGCCCGTATTCTCCCAGTGACTTCTATACTGGGGAAGAAGACTATGTGCCGTCTGATATGGATTGGCGCAATGTTTGGCGTGGTCTCTCTAACGCCACCGGTCCTAAGTGGTTGTTGAGTTGTGGTGAGATGGCCTTTTGTTCTGAAGCGCTTGAGTTTTGGATTCGGCCTTGGATGAAGACGGGTCGATTGACGATCGATGAGTCTATCGATCGCCTCGATTTGTCCAAAAATCCTGGACCTCCTTTTCATGAGCACTGTATGACGAAGGGTCAAGCATTGAAGTTGTTCCGTGTCCCCGAGATGGTGAAAGAGTTTCATCGTCTTGAGGGACATATTTACTTGTATGCTACTTTGAAAGCGGAACTGAGGGAACTGGCGAAAGTTCTGGAAGGTAAGACGCGGTTGTTTATGCCGCTGAACATCGTAGGTGTCGTTGTCGGGAATGAGTTGTTTTCCGTGCAGAATAACTCCTTGAACGCGAATGTAATGAGGCATCCTATTACCATTGGGATTCAGGTTCCTGGGCGAGAAATTACCCAGTTGTTTCTTGGTATTCCAGATGGGTGGGTTATCTTTGTATTTGACGTGAGTCAGATGGACATGCGCGTGAATCTTGGAGTTTTGATGGCGGTTGCGCTATTCCGAGGCGTTGAGTTCTCAGAGGAGGACTTTGCTACGATGAGTAGGTGGTATGACGAAACGCTCTTCGGTTCAGTTTCGATTTTGGGGTGGATGGTGCGAGTATTTGGACAGAAGTCAGGGACGACCGTTACAGCTCATGACAATTCGATGGCCACTCTGTGTTGCTTGTGCCTTGCCTGGAAGGCCTTAACACATTTGAGTTTGCACGAAATGCGTGCGTTCGTCTACCCCTGGGTGAATGGAGACGATGGCCTGTTTGCAGTGGACAAACGGTTTGCCAGTGTTTACAACGTGCGAAGCGTCGCCAACTACTTCCGAGATCATCTCGGGGTGCGGTTGGAGTCGCCTAGCGACGGAACCACTGACAAGCTTTCGGTAACTTATCTATCTCGGACTCTTACACTGCGAAGAGTTGAACAGGATGGTGGTAGTTACTGGATGACAAAACCGAATGTTGACAAGCTTGTTTCGTCTTTTTCGTTCATCAGAGGGGGTAGATCGGAAGAGCG